ATGTTTTTAAGGTTTTAAGGGGTTTATATTTATATATTGCAAATATAATAACCTTTTTACCATTTTTGCAAATCTTCTCGAGGACTGCTTAATAGGCCGTTTCAGGCTATTAAAAAGCCCGAGACCCCTTTCGAGGTCCCAGGCACCCAAAAACATTATGCAAAACTACCGTGGTATTTAAGTCTTCTATGTCCATTAGTCTAAGGGGATGTGGAGGATGATAAAATCATTCTTGAGGTTATCCGTAGGCTTTAGTTTTACTTTTACGCTTATTAGTGTAAAACAAGCCCCATCTACCTTGTAAGGTAGGTTCTTCTTCTTTAACCACTTATTTATTGTGGCTTCTAAACCGAAGAGCATTCTATTCTTGAAATGTATCTTAGCAGCTCTCTCTATTACTTCTATAGAATGGTATATAGTCATCATGATTTCATGTTTTTAGGGTTAAAAGGGAAACTAGTCAGTGGTTTATTAACCTTTTCAATAAGAGGTGGAGGAGTTCCAAACCCGTTTTCTTCGCAAACTTCTTTGTAGCAAGCGTATATGTCTTTAATATTTGTCATATCGGCTAATAGTATACCGTCAAAAGTATGTATAACTATCCTGAATTCCATGTATTTAGCTGACTCAGCCAAGTCTATAAGGTATTTGCCCTCTTTGAGAAGTAGGAAGATGGCCATTTCTATACCTTCATCAGTAAGAGCCCCAACTTTGGCTTTATGCATGATGGTTTCTTTGGAAACTCCCAAAATGGTGTAGATTACAGGGTTAGAGGGTTTATGAACATGAGTTAAGTATAACTCTTCATCGAATACCCTAAGTTTTGATAAGTGGTTGTGCATAACGTTTATGTTTTAATGGGTTATGGGGTTGTACCCCCTTAAATTTTTATATTGCAAATATAATAACCTTTTTCACTATTTTGCAAATCTTATTTCAACTTCTCAAGGACCCTTCTATGTATTTGGGGGTTAAACCCCCTCTTCTAGAGAGTATAGAGGAGGGGGAGTTATAATTAGAAATAAAGGTTATTAGCATACTCTAGAAATGCCCTTTTTACGTCATCTACTTGTTCCTGGTCATTCCACCAGTCTAGAAGTACTTTTTCTACCATCTCTGGGTTCTGGTAGTGATAAGCCATGAACTTAATAGAGTTATGTATAAGGGTGGACATCATTCCCTCTACTACATTACCCTCCCAGATAGTTCCCCAAAGGGTCTTCATAGTTCTATCTAATTCCTCTATAAGAGCATATTTGATCTTAGAGGTATCTAGTTCAAACCCCCGGTTTCTAACATGTTTATGAGCCTTAATATAGAGGGAATGCATGAAGTTGGGGTACTGAAGTCGGTCAAACCAGGTTTCCAATGAGAATTTTATCCCATTAAAAATATAGTGATCCCCCATGTAATTAAGGAATCTCATCTGGTCTATTGATTGACCCCTCAGATGATCCATTTCATTGGCTGCTTTGAGAATATGCAACATCAATAGTCTGTCGCCTCCTTCTCGATTGTATAGTCCGCTATTCTTAAGAATAAGCTTATTGACAATACGTTCAAGTTGATAATGTTTGAAATTAAACCTACCATTTAGATGAAGTACCATTTTCTGGCACTGAGTAGATGGCCAATTGACCACTACTGGTTTTCTTTTGTTAAAAAGTCCCATGCTGTTAAAGTATTATGAGTGTTGTTACATATCCAGATAAGTCATCGGGGTCATTCTTTGAAATAACCCCATCAGGGTATATAAACCTATTGGCGATAAACCGTATTCCCTGAGAAAAACCCGTTAGGATGTCATGGGTTTTCTTAGCTGAGTATATCTTTTCCATATCTTCCCCAGTGGTTATAAGAGAATGATGAGGAGACATAGTACAATGATAAGGTTTCATCTCTGGGAGATAAACTATCATAGCATCTCCCTTGCATAACTCTCGGTCTATATGTATAGGTATGTTAAAATAATACCGAAGTTCATCTGGGTGATCCCGATCATACCTAAGAACTGAACATGGCTCTTCATAGAAGTCTTCCATGAATATACCAGCATAAGCTTCGGAGAATTTGTAAATTGCCCCCGATTTAGTAGTAATGGAGGGTTCTTTCCAAACTTTATCCCGAAGTTCAAACTTGGTGATATCCTCAACCCAAGTAACTCTGAGTTGAGTTCTTAACCTAAGTCTGCCCGGATGTTTTTTCCGGAATTCCTCTAAAGCCTTGATAACCTGAGGTGTTGTTAGGGATTTATTCATTGTTTTAAGGTGTTAAGGGGTTTATATTTATATATTGCAAATATAATAACCTTTTTTCAAATATGCAAATCCTTTCGAGGACCCCAGTGTGGCTCATTAAAAAGCCTCCCTGAGCATCACTGCTGAAGGAGGCGGTTACTTAAAACTATATGAAATCTTACAAAATGGTTGGATATAAGTCAAGTTCAGGGTCTTCAGCTTCTACATCAATACCTAATTCTATTTCCCTCCTCATCTGGTGGTGTTCTTCATCAAATGATTTAACGGTACCTTTGTAGTTATCTGCTATTTGAGATAATTCGGCCATTCCTATATTTAGGCCCTCTTTTGAAGAGTCAATTCCCACCTGTTTATTAGCTACCACTTCCGGGAATTCTTCCACTTCATAATGGTTCTCTATATATTGAACCTGTTGAGGGGCTTCTAATTGCCTATTTTCTTCCTGAATAATCTCCACTGCCCTTTCAACGGATAGACCGATGAAGTTATTCTCCTGATTATTAGTCTGGTTGAAGATGTTGATGCTTCCTCCTCCTGCAAGGTTTTTAATAATACCTCCCAGAGTATTAGTAGAGGATAACTTCATACCTATTGCCTTGTTTAACTCGGCTGTAATGAAAGGGGTATAGTGTCTTCCTTGAGATTCTCGTAGTATACTAACTTGATTTTCTACCTCCATCCTATCTTCCATAGCCCAAGATATGTGCTGACCAATAAGAGATTCCATTAGTCCCTCCTGTACCTCTTTATTCCAAAGCTTGGTATTAAGGAACTGATCCCTCATTTGAATTCTTACCATTTCTGGATCACATTTAATGAAGGCAGATAGTTCGGTTATGTTAAACATACGGCCACATACCCTACCATTAGTAAGTAGCCATTGTTGAATAATATACTGTTGAACATGGGCTAAAGTAGTTACGTCTTTAGTCTTATGATATTCACTCATAAGTTGGGTAACTCCTATTGGCCTTGGTATTCGTATTGTAAGGTCCCTTTTCATATAAAAATCGATTTTGGCCTTAATAGTCAAAAGTAACCCTCCCAGTGGTTTTTCTGGGAGGGTAAATTTTAGGGTTTACCTTTTCAGGTGTATCAGGTATGAATATTCCTCCTTTTTAGTAAGCTTACCAAAAGAGATAATACCCTTGTATTGATGCCATTTGAGTGAAGTTTTGATGAAGTCTTCTACTAAATCTATAGCCATATTAGGGGTATCAAAAATAGAGAAAACTATGTCAGTTTGATCTTTCCGGATGGCTACCTGAAAATCTAGGTTTTCCACTCCTAAATTCTCTAAGGATTTTAGGATACTTTGGGTGATTTTTATCATGGTTTTGCAAATTGCCCAGTCTCGTGATTCATGGATTATTAAATTCTAGGATCCTTTTAGGCTTATTGCTTAGGCAATAGCATTTTCCCTTTCGGCTTTTGCCAAAAGGTATTCCTGTCTCTTCCTGCAAATCTCTTCATGTTCCTTTGGAAAGAACTGCTCTCTACGGGTTATAACAGCTTTAGCATAAAAAGCATTCCACAAAGTTTCAGGAAGAGGTCCCCCAATCTTCTTATTTGATATCGCGCAGAACTTAGTTTGCATTTCCTTAACTAGTCCTTTGAAAATATCAAAAGTAAACGCTAGATCTGCTTTTGCACGAGTTTCAATGGTTACCTTGATACGGGTATCAAACTCTTCGATAAAGTCATTGAGAAACTGATCGAAGGAAATGTGATGTACTGGTTCCTGGAGCCTGTACTTCTTTACATACTGTTTTGTAGTCATGTGTATAAGTATTATAGTAAGGTTATAAATTTTTCGCTTTTAAGTTGGTAGACTAGTCCTGGTTGATACTTAACAATCTGAGTTAAATACCCGAACTTTGAGTCTTCCCAGTAGTACTTATAAATAGTATCTTTTATCCTGAATTTAAGGGCCTCTTCAAGATCTAGTTCAACAGGTCTACCCGTAATCAATAGCATATTTGGTCCTTCTGGATCGATGTAGAAGATTTGATTATGGTAGTTACCTTGTTGATATCTGCCCCTGATACAATATCCTGGAGCAAAGTAAGATGGGTCAATACATGGCCTCATGATATCTCTGGCCTGTATATAAGAAGCTAATTTTCTCTGATGATTAAGTTCTACAGAGTTATCCAGTTCTAGATTTGGGAAATAGTTATAAATGTCTCTGAAGTTTACTCCTGTAAACTCTATTGGCAGAGACGCTACCTGATAGTTAAACATATTATTTACGTCTTTTACGGGTTTTCTTTCTCTTAAGTGTGATAAAGTGATCCAGCTCATCTCGTAGTAAGTAGATAACAAATACCCTTACTGGGAGATGGAAAAAGCTGTAGATGTTCTTGATATTGACATAGTGATGGTAAATAGCCCAGAACTTTTGTCTGACTGGATATTCTATGTCTTGTTCTATCAGCCAATGTAAGATCACCCTTTGATGTAAATCGATTAGATCAAGGGCGGTCTTTTTAAGTTCCTTTTTGGGTAAGCCTAAGATAGCCATGATGTTTTATAATGTTTTGGTAAGTATATTAAAAGAAGGGCCCCACTAGCAAGTGATGAGATAGCGTGAGATTTTGTTTTTGTGGGGCCCGGAAGAAGGGTCTAACTCTTGGCTAGTTCTGGTAAAACTGTTGGGAAGTTAGACCCTGTAGGAGGGCTATGCAGATACCCCCTCCTTGAGGTTCTTCTTCCTGAATGCCAGGTATTCCTTCTGAGCCTTGGCGAAGTCCTTGGAAGTCTTATCCTCTATGCGGTGCATAGCTAATTCCAGGGCATGAAGCTTTGCCCTTACCTGAGCTCTGTACTTCTTCCTTGCAAGAGTATCCTGGCAATCTGCTGGATAGAGGTATTTTACTTCCCTCTTGGAAACTACCTCCTCTACGAGGTTTGCAGTAGCTTGAGCCTTGATCTCCTTCTTAGCTTTGGCCTTAGGAGTTTTAGTTTCTTTAGTCTTTGAGGCCTTTGCCTTAGGGGTTTCAACCTTTGTCTCAGTTGCCTGTGAATTAGCAAGAGATTCCATTGTCTTTGCAGAGATGAGCTCCTGGAGCTTTTCTGCTGTGTTCTTTTTTGTAGCCATAACTTTTGTGTATTTAGGGTTGTTAATGTTTATATCCATTTATTAAATTTTTGCAAATATACTATGCAATTTTAATATATGCAAATTTTTCTTCGGATCAGCCTTTAGCTTCCTGAAGTTGGGTGAGGATTTCGCTAAAGTGTTTAAGGTACCAACAAGTTCCATCGCATTGAGTTTTGTTAGCTCCACATACTGGTTTTGGACTTTGGTAAGTAATAGTAACTTTCTTACCTTTTCTAGTGATTTTGTCCACTACCTCTAAGGGTTCTTCTTGAAAATCCCTATCCATAGCTGGTGAATAGTAAGGACAACAGTACATGTGAGCAACCATTGCTTCTTCGTACGTAAGTTTAGTAAATTTCTTCTGCTCCGCCATAGTAATCGTATAAGTCTTGATAGTCTAACGACAGTTGGTTTACAATTTCTTCTGAAGTCATACCGGTTGCTATTCGTTGGTTACCTTTTCTAAGTACTACCCCCGATTTCTTACTAGTATGATACAGGTGTTTATATGTAGTTACCTTGGGTTTTTCCCAAGATTTAGTTTTAACACCACTTTGGTTATCAAATTCTTTTGGCCTCATTGGTTTTATATACCCACAGTGTTTATCGCTATTATCTGTGGGTTCTACCTTATGAGAGCATTCTATAGCGACTGGGGTTATTATAACCCCTAACCACAGGTAGAATAGTAAGCCACTATTGGATTTTTTCATACTTGTACCCTCCTTTGACTATAAGTCGGTTGAATTCCTTACCAACTGAGGTCTCATTCTGATAGGCCTCAACTAGTTTATCTATATCCTTGGGATCTACCTCTTTATATAGGTATTTACCCGTCTTGAGCCCAGCAATAAGTTCCTTACTGTTATGATCATACTCTAAGTATTGTACGTTAGAGGATTGAATACCGGTTATTATAGTCCGGCCTGGTTTAACCTTTGTAGTAATCATTGCTCTTTATTGTATTTATTCTGTATAAGTCCTTTTAGTTGCAGTTTTGGCTGGAATATCTTATCCTGTTCTAAGCTGAAGAATTTACCCCATAGTTCTACTACAGCTTCGTTCTTTCCCTGAGCATAGAATTCCTCCTCTAATATAAAGAGAGTTTCCATGAGAATATTTCTCCACTTAGGTTTTATGAGTGATAAGTATTGGGTAGGGTATTTTTCATCCAGTAATCTATAATAGAAATCTAATTGATCTCTAATCAGCTGTTTAAGTTCTCTTCTAGAGCTTTGGAAATTCTCTAAGAGTAAATCCCATTCTTTAAGTTCTTTGTCTACTAGAAGCTCCTCTAATGCTTCAATATTGATATTTATGAGGAACTTCAATAGTTCATTGGGATTGTTATACTGATTTAAGACGTTATAAGTGATGACCATATTGTTAATATTTTTATAATGCAAATATAATAACCTTTTTCACTATTTTGGAAATCCTCTCGAGGACCTCCCATGTGGCTATACACAGGGTGAGAGAGCAAGATATGGAATGGCTGGGACGGTGGTTGGGGTTTCCATATCTTACTCTCTCTATATATAGAATGGTTGCAGAAAGGGCTAGTTAGTCTTCATCGGTCTGAATCTTCCTCTCTTTTCTTTGTTTCATCTTTAAGGCCATTTCTTTCCGGTTTTCCCTGGACCTTTTCTCTTTTTTGGTCTTAAGTTTTTTCGGGCCCTCGGTAGATGGCTTATTAGATTGAATACCTTGGGGATCTCCTTCGAATTCAGGGTTTGAAAGGTGTGATCTCTTGTGTTCATTAGGATCTTCCTCTGGTATCCAACTTAGAGCTGCTTGTAAAGCTCTCTTCTCTGCTTCCTCCCGGGTCATATTGCTCTTGAGAAGTGATCTCATACGTGAGCGATATTTTTTCCTCATCCCCCTTGGCATAGGCTTACCATCTACATCGGGATAGTCATAGATGTTTGGAGCCTTCTTGATGGTCTGAGTTTTAGGGTGAACCACGGGCTTTACCAGTTTCTTTCTCTGGTGTTCGAGTTCCCCTACATGGGTAAGCTTTCTTTCGGCTTTCCTTATGATTTTTGACCAAGCCTTAATTTTTTCTCCGTGAACCGGATGTTCCTTCCAATCCTTGTCGGGATCAAGTTTGTGCTTCTTCAGGTACGCTGCCATTTCCAGGGTAGCCTCTGATGAAGCCTTTAGAAGGCGGGATTTTTCGGCCTTAGAAAGCTTGCCCAGAGTAGGTTCCTCTTCTATTTTCCTTTTCTTAGTTGCCATAATAAAGTTATTTATCCTCTAATAGTTCTTCCCATTCAGAATTGGTATTTATTTCCTCTAGATTTTCTAGTGAATAATAAACACCCTTACTGTAGAGCTCTATATCGATCAGATCTCGAACCTCTTGAGGAGTAAGACCGTAGAAAGTTTTAGAATACCTTTTGGTTGGGCCTTCATCAAAGGCTACTATAATGGTAGCTTTTAATAGGGGCCTATTTATGGATTCTTTTAGAGATTTAATCCTAGACTGAACTCTTTGTTCAATCATCACTTTTTGCTGAAGTAGTGATCTGTGCTTACCTGAGCTTGATCTAGGTAACTCATTACGTATTCTTTCTAAAGTAATTAAGTCGTCTTGTATACGAGTGAGGGTATTTCTTATTAGTCCCATTTTGGTCGTTTGATTGTAGAGTTTAACTTTTCTTGATCCTCTTTGGTAAATTCAGCATAGTATTTTTCTTCGATTTCCAAGGTCCTCATAAATATATACTCCGCTAAAATTCTTTCCTCCTCTTTTAGGGGGTTAGAGGTATCATCTAGAACTTCTTTATAATGTTCTATCTGATTTATTAGTGCAAGATAAATTATCTCTCTTTCGTCCATTTTTATAAACAATAAAAGGGGGCATAAAGCCCCCATGATCAGACCTTAGCATTTGATGGTGTGGTCGGGAAGGGACTAATTAGTCCTCATCCTCATCCTCATCGTCGTCCTCATCCTCTGCAGCCTCTGCAGCGGCTCCCTTTGCCTTCTTTCCCATTCCCGGAACCTTAGGTACGAGGGATCCATGACCCTTCTTAACCTTAGGTGATACGCCGGCTACGAGGGTAACTGCGGTGGATACCACGTTGCCATCAGCATCGAGTGCAACTGAGGTAACGAGTGTACCTACCTTACGGACCGGTGAGCCAAAGTTGAGAACCTTTCCTCCGTTGCCAAGGTCGATGATGTCGATCTGCTTAGAGTTTGGTCTCTGACCTTCTGGGCGATTCTTGAGAGCTTCCTTACGAGCCTCTCTTCTTGCTGCCTTCTCGGCGTCTGTAGCTTTCTTCTTGTTCTCCTTAGCTGGAGCAGCTGGTGCAGCCTTTGCTGCTGGCTTAGTCTTCTTTGTTGCCATGATGTTTGTAGTTTTATTGGTTGATAATTTACTGGCAGGTTTTGCCCCTGCCAGTTCTAATAGTCATTTGAATTTTACTTCTTAGATTTCTTAGACTTCTTGGTTGCCTTTGGGAGGGTGATGCCCAACTCCTTTGCAACCTCCTTGCGGAAGGATTCGATGTCGTCTTCATCGTAGTCGTCCGGATCAGTGTCGAGATCCTTGTCATCGCAAAGGTCTTCGAGTTCTTCGAAATCCATACCCATGAGGGCTTCTGGTGTCAGAGGATCATCCTCGTCCTCATCTTCGTCTTCTGAGTCATCCTCATCTTCATCCTCGTCTTCCTCTTCATCATCGTCCTCATCCTCATCTTCCTCCTCTTCCTCCTCTTCTGAGTCATCGTCGTCCTCGTCTTCATCAGGATCCTCATCTTCCTCCTCCTCTTCCTCTTCAGCCTCCTCTGATCCAAAGATTTCAGATGCCTGCTCGGCAGTGAGTTCGATAGGTGCTGGGATAATTGTTACTGTTCCATCATCATAAGTAATAATGATGTTACCGTTGATCTCTTTGCGAGATACTTCCTGCTTAGCAGGTGCTTCTTTTTTCTTACGTGCCATAATTGGTTTGAATTAAAAAATTAAGGTTTTGTGTGTATCTAATAGTCAAACTAGATTTTATAGTCTAAGTTTACTCTAGTAAAGCCAGGTACCCCTACTTTATTTAGTAGGTCGTAAATCCAAGGTTCATCATCCTTCTTGTATCGTATGTCATGCCAAGCATGAACAGGATATATAAGAATTTTCCCCTTAATAGGCCTGTTACTTACTAAGTATAGCCTATTGCGTTTTTTCTTGAATTGGTCCTCAGGTATAAAGCCCTGAAAGATAAATTCCTTGTAAATATATTCTATATTAGTTTCAGTCTTTGCTGGAATGTAGTTAACTCTTCTAGAGCAATACCTAACATAATCTTCATAGTATCTTTTAGAAAACTCTAGAGCTTCTTTAAGAGTACATTTAACTTCAGATTTATAGGTAAGTGCAAAGCATTTTTGTTTTATACTAAGAGGGCTCTTCAAATAGCGTCTTTTTTCTTTGTCGCTTAACCTGTTGAATCTTCTGTAGTTTAAGATTCTCTTTCCTTGTAACCTTTTGTATAGGTGTTCGCTCATGTTGAAAATATATTAACTCTTTGTCCAGGTGTACTCTGTCATTATGACCCCGGGTTCTTTTCTTAGTAGACTCCATCATCATATGTTTAAACCTTAGTCGGTTCCATGAATGACCCTGTGCTTCTGGTTTATCTTCTGGAGGTATGTAAATTTTACTGTTAACCAATCTCCACATACCATTGATGTATAAAGTCTTCCCCACCTTGAAGTCTCCTGATTCTAGTATAGTTTTACCCTTACTGAATTTTACGTATTTTAGAGCATTAGGTCCGTACTTGTTTAAGAAAAACCTTTTAGCCCTATTTACGTCGTACCATCCTTGTAATACTAAAGTAGGTACGTAATTCTTGTAAGACCAAGGATACCATTTATATAGGAAGATTTTGATATCTACTCCGGCTATCTGTTGAAAGCGTTTTTGGAGTTCTTGATGATGCTTCTTAATCTTCCTCTGTTTAAGGTAAGCTTTACGACTTATTGCCATTTTTACTCATCTCCCTTAAGCAGGCCCTATGCCACTGTTTAATAGATTTCTCCACAGCGTCTGGGAATTTAGCTATTACCCTACGAGTAATCCTCTCTAAGTTAAAGCCTCTTGCAGTTAATTCGTAGGTATAAGCTTTTTTGGTTCCTTTCCATCTACCTTCAGCAGTTTTTTCTCTCTTAGGCTTCTTGGGTTTGGGGATACCTTTGATCCTTTTGGTCTTTTTTGGACCATCCCCCTCCGGATCTTCCCCCACGAAGCCAAGTCTTAACTGATAAGATCTCATTGGATCATCCTTTTCATAACCACGTTCTTCGAGTTGCTTATCCATCCAGTCATCGTATTTATCGATAAGAGAAGGATCTGGCTTATTCTCAGATTTGATAATGAAAGAATGTAACCTACCAAAGTCTGCTGCACAAGCATCTGGAAATGGCATTCCAAGTGCAATAGCCCTGCGTTTGCAGTCCCTGTAGTTCATGTTTGAAAGACCTCCTCCCATGAGTTGGAGTTTTTCCTTAGGACCCGATATCCTATGGTCTTTAGTTGATTTGCCCTTGGTTCTCTTCATTTTATTATTAAAATTAAATTTTTGCAAATATACATATATTTATAATTCTATGCAAATTTTTCTTCGGAAGGCTTCTGTTTACGGCGTTTGTGAAGTGGTATCCGTTTTAAGCCAAAAGCCATATCCAGGTTCTCGGAGGTAAAATCCATATTATTGATTTGTCGATAGTTAATAGCATTTTCTATCAATTCTCTGTACCTCTTCCAGAATTTAAGACCCTTTTTAGAGTTAATGGTCTCTTCATAGTATCTTGCAGTTAAGAGTCCAAAGTCATCAGCTTCATCCTGAGTTTCGAAGATATATAACTTATTATCTGTGATAGCTTTTATTACCTTTTCGTCTTTCAGAATGGGTATTACTGCATAACCATCATCAAAGAAGGTGGATACAAGAGATATATAGTACCTTGATTCAGGTTTACCTCTTGGACCTTTCCAGTACATATCTACTAAAGCTTTTATTTTGAAGTCTGGTATTTGATGTAAATATCTTAGATAGGTTTTATGCTTCTTATTAGTTCTCCTATCATAAGCCGAAGGAGCTTGTAACATCCTTGGTAGTATCCTATAGTTATTCCACCTATCAAATTCCATGATAAGCTTGTATAAGTCTTGATCCCACTGATTAGAAGATTCTTTTAGCCTGATTAGGTCAGTTTGAATAATCTTATTAGAGATCTCCTTTAGCCTGAAAGAAGAATCCCCTGCATAAGTCAGAGCATCCTCCTTTGGTAACCTTTTGATCATAGTACCAAATAGGTAATCTCTAAAGATTGGTCCTATCGGTGCTTTCGGTCTTACCAGAGAAGGATAGAGTTGAAAATAATCGGAAAATAACTTAAAGAACTTTTCTGCTCTAGCTTTCAGTTCTAAGTACTTGTAATGAGATAGTTTTAATACTTCCCCTACTCCCCATGTTGACATCCCCTGAGAAGTATTCAAAAAGAGACTGTTCTGCTCATCTTGAGTCAGACAGTCCCAGGCTTGTTCTTGATATTTCTCCATATTAGTCTAGTTCGATTTCGAATTCATCTTCAAAAGGTTGGTCTACTTCTGATAATGTATTTACATCCACTCTAGCATAGTCATCGGTAACAGGATCTTCATACCCATCATAGATAGTGTAAAGAACATTGTCTAGTGGTAGTTGCATCTTAAGTTCCGAGTTACCCCCCGGGAATATTTTTACCACAGCCGTACGGTTCATGTAGTTAATATCCTCTAATTGAGCACCGAGACCGTTGAAAGGATACCCTTTTAAGGTGATATATGATCCAGGAGGAACTCTGAGAATATCCTTCATGGTGAAGATATGATTCTTCTTAGATAGCTTCTTGTAGTACTTGTACTCTTCTCTGGTAATTATGGCAACTTTAGAGAAGTCGTCAAAGTCTTCAGTATCAACTCTCTTACGAAGTCTCTTAGTGTGCATACTCTCAAGAGAAAGCATCCATCCATTGATTCCGGGTATCTCTTTCCTTAGGTCTCTTAAAAACTGCCTATTGTAGGCTAGTCTGGTGTCCATCTTCATAAAACCATAATTGAAGAACATGGGTATCTCTTCCGTGGTGTTCTTACCATTCTTGGTTTTACGTATTATGCTAACAGTAGGGATAAAACACTTCATACGTTTATAACCTCTGTCCTTGAGCTGCTCATTTATGGTAGCCCAGTGTTTCCGGTCTAACCGACAAACACAGTATACGTATGAAGGTTTCTTTCTCATTATTTCTTCTTGATCAGGGTTCTTGCTGCTTTATGAAACTCTGAGTAGTTCATCTTCTTTATGTCAGAGAACATAATTATGTAAAATACACTAGCTTCTGGATTTTTTGGATCCATCATGAAAGCTAATCTTGGTTTAGAACATACCTTATTTTGAGGCTTGATACAAGTTTCATAGGTATCCCTGTTCATAACCACAAAAGCTTCTCCTTTTGGCATACCGTTGTATTTCATGATGAGAAGAGGTAGTTTACCTCCTCTTTTAGCATCATTACAAGCTTGCTCCCAGAAAGAAAGTATCTTACAGGTTTTAAGTTCTAGTAATACATGCTCGAACCTGATATCATTGTATGATTTACATTCTACAGAAAAGCAGAATTTCCTGGCATGTTTATCATCTGTACAGATTACATCAGATGTAATGTTATCAGTCTTTTTCCACCTTAGACCTCCTGAAGCAGGTACTCTACTGAATTCATAGCCAGTCCAATTCTGAAGCCATTTGCAAACGGTTCTTTCGAACTTACTGCCTTTTTTCTTTGAGTTAATTTTATTTGTTGCCATAACGAATGTAGTTGAATTGATAATCACTAATAGTCAGTAGGCTAAAGTTCATAATGCGATAGTCCTTTAACTCTAGTGACTTTGAGTACTCTGGAATTAGGTATAGGTAAGTTCTCTTGATGAGTGATGAGGAATAGAGTTTTATCCCTATAAATTTTCCTAATAAGTCCAACAACTATTTCGATATTGTCAGAGCTTAGTGACTCAAATACTTCATCCAGGAAAGCTATGTTTACCCCCTTGGATTCAGAAAGTATGGTATTCATAGCAAAAGCCACAGCTAAGTGTACTAACTGTTTCTGACCTCCGGATAAATCTTCATAAGGTACTTCCTGTCCTTCAAACAGTAGTTCAGTTACAAACTCTTTTCTAGTTCCCTGCATATCCATGTTGAAAGATATTTGAAAGCCAAGTACATCTGAATATGAGGATAGTATCTCATTTAGGGAATCTAGACTGGATTCGAATAAGTAAGCTTTTATACCGTTACTCCCAAGAGGGTCTGTATAAGTCCACTTATAAACATCTCTACGTTCTTCTAGTTGTTTCAAAGAAGCATAAAGTTTGTTGTATTTCTCCTGTTCTTCTTTATACTCTTTTTGAAGTTTAGCTATATCCTCAGATGAAGTATCCTTGGTTTTATTGTTCTTGAACTTCTCAAGTTTACTATTATGGTCTTCCAGATGATTCTTAACAGCTTTTAGCTGAGAAGTGATATGTCTTACTTCTGAAGCCTCTTTATCTAGTTTATAAAGCTTCTTTCTAAGTATCTCTAAGGAATCCTTGAGTTTACTTTGCAAAGTGAATGCTTCTTTTAAGGTTTTTAATCGCTTCAAAGAGGCACTGATTTTCTTTTCTTCAAGTAAATCTATAATTTCATCGATTAGATCCTCTAGAGGTATACCTAATTCCCGTTTAGAAGCATTTATATCAGTACTCCTTTTAGAAATTAAGGATTTGGTTTCCTTAATGTCTTCTTCAAGTTTTTCCAGTTCTTGATGTTCAAGTAACGACGCCTTAAGTTCTTTCTGCCTTTCCTTGAACGTGGAGATGAGGTATTTAAGCGATTTAATCTGATCAGCCCTTTCTTCTGAGACTCGTTCACTGAGTTGACTAAGAGAGTTGATATTTCGACTAATTCCTTCAAGCTGAGACTGACTTTTCTCAAGGATTCGTTCAGTATTTGAATGTTCTCTTTCAAGTTCTTTATATTGTTCATAAGCTATGTTTTTAGCTTGAGTAAGATATTCTAAATCTAAAAGTTCTTCAAAGATGTTTTTCTGTTCAGCTCCTGACTCATTGACTAATCTCTTAAGACCTTGACCAAACATTACGGAGTTTAGAAATAGGGAGTATGACATACCTACGGATTGAACTATTTTGGCCTGTATCTGTGGCTTAGATTTCTCTGGTATAGAATCAGCATCTATGAGATATATAAGTCTATTACCTCCCTTAGCTCCCTCTACTTCGCCCTTGTAGTCTAAACAACGAATAATTTTATGAGTATGTCCTACTTGATCCGAGAAATACAATTCAACCTTTGTCCCCTTATACTCAGTATTCCGATACTTCTTCCATGTATTAACATCAGAATTACCTTTTAGATTCTTACCATATATGGCCCATACTATGGCAGAGAATATAGTAGACTTACCTAAACCGTTAGCCCCTCGAATTACGGTGATACCCGATGTATTTAGGTTCAATTCTAATTTAGGTATACTACAAAACCCTTCAATATGAACTGACTTAAATGTTATCATTGTCGGCCTCCTTTAGTACTTTTAATAAAACTTCTTTCTTCTGCTCATCCTTGATGCCTTTAGCTTTTAGATACCTCTTAACTAACCTTTTCTTTGATAGAGACTTGGTAATTTTGTGAGGTTTTTCCTCTTCTAACTTAGCTTTAGCACCTACTACGGTATAATAATTACCGTCCTCCTTAACTTCTTCTTCTGTTTCTACATCAATGAACTTAGGAAACTTATCTGACAAGTTTACAAATTTAACGGTCATATCCTCATATATCTTAAGATACCCCATCTCACAGTTCTTATCAGTCCTACGTTGTTGAAGAGGAGCTCCTACCATATAAACTTTTCTACCTAACCTTTGAGGCTTATGTATGTGACCTATCAAGGTTAAATCGAATTTACTTAGTAGATTGATATTAAGGTTTTCTACTGTACCAACCTCTATACCATCAGTATCTTTAGCTCCAGGGTAGTCAGTATGAAGAAGTAGGATGTTTTTCTTGGTTTGATCTACTTTTATAGCTTTTACAGCTTCATTCAAACCTATGTTATGATCTAGATAGGGTATACCCCATACCTTTATGTATTCAGTCTCCCTTGATTGCCAGTCAATACATTCCAGGAAGTTATAGTAGTTACTTAGTATAGCAACCCAAGAATTAGAGGGATGTTCTTTGGTATTAGCAGAAGGCATATCGTGATTACCTGATATAGCCCAAAGCTCCGATTTATATAAACCCCAGTCTCCATACATATGAACCATCTCATACTGTAGAGTAGCAAAGAGATTATTACTGATAGACTCAGCTTTGTGTAATAGATCTCCACAAAATAATACAGGACAATCATATTTATTAGCCTTGCTTACAAGATGAGAGAGAACCTTGAAATGGTTCAGGGTTCTCTCATTATCTTTGTTGAACTTACTCCAATCATTTATGTGTAAGTCGCTGAAAGCAAGAGCTACAACCCTTTTCTTATCAGCCATAGTATTACATTTTCAAAAAGGCATCAACTACCTGTTTACGATAATCTAAGGAATCCATCTCAGGATGTATAACTAAGATGTCAGATGAGTAAATCTGATTACCCTTTTTTAGAGATACCCTGAATACAGGGGCATCAACTGGCCCATCAGTTATAATGGTGTTGATCAATTCACCTTCCCATAGATCGGTGATTAACCAGTAAATGAGTTGGGATATTTCGATATGAAAATATAGGTTAGTCGACCTTTTACCATTATCTTCCATCTCCCAGTGTTTCAAATGATAGGTATCAGCGGGTATAAAGATAACTTTATCGCACTGAATACAGGTTAGTTCCCGGCATGTCTCAATAAATTGTTCAGTTTCACATTGAGGAAGACGATGGGAAAGCTTATTTATGAAGTAAGCTGCTGAATCCAGGTAAGACCTATCGGATACCAAAGTGTCAAACTTCTCGAAGGATATTCTCCTAAGGTTTAATACTTTAACGTCTTGTCCAAAGATACGATCAGCATCCTGTGCTATCATGTCCTTATGGGGCATCTTCGCTGTTTCAGGTATTAAGTCAGAATAACTACCTGATACAAATGGGATGTGGTATTCCTCAGATATCCACTTAGCTAAAGTGGTCTTGCCCATACCTGATGGACCTGTTAGGTTAATTCGTGCCATGTTGATTTAGTTAAAAGCCTGTTAAACGGTTCTAAGAACTGAGATGTCATAAAAGACATAGTCCCATATTTAATAAATAGTAGCTTTAGCTTACGAAGAAGCTCCTTCTTGTCTTCTTTATAGGGGTAAGCTATAGGTATCTTCTTAAGGGGGTAAAGTCTAAGTGCTCTACGTATATCGATGACATCCAGATTCCTATGATATACAGCCTCTAAAGCTTCCCTATCTATTCTAGGGTATGTAGCTTCCTCATCTTTTAGAAAAGCATCTATACTACCGAATTCATCTAGAAATATACGAGTGTTCTTCTCTCCCATACCCTTATAACCAGGTATATCATCTGACTTATCCCCTAACAAGCATAAATAATCTACGCATTCGTTAGGTGAGTAACCCATGATATCCTTACAAGTCTTCTCCAGTATGAGGGTCTCTTTTGAAGGATTGAAGATTTTTACGTTTGAGCTAAGTAATTGACAAAAGTCTTTGTCTGAAGATACTATGACCACCTTACCAGTATGTTTAAGTGCAAAGTGACCAATATAGTCATCGGATTCATGACCTAAACCCTTCTTGTCCCATATAACGGGTATGTTAAGATACCTAAGCATCTTCTTGAGGATTTTAGTTTGTTGATTGAAACTTTCATAATCCATAGAAAGGTCCCTTACTCGATGTTCTTTGTAACTTCCCAGAAGTTCATTTCTAAAATTAGAAGATTTACTTGCATGAGTATCAAAAGTTACTAGAACATATGTAGGACGGAACCTTACCATATAAGATTGCAATATCCTCATAAACCCATAAATGAGTCCCGTGTGTTCACCCTTGTAAGTTAGGTTCTTGAATTTATGAAAAGATCGATGGGCCAAGTTAGACCCATCGACTATCATAAGTAATCTATCTTCAGTTTTCGTCTTCCCCATCGTAGTCATCTTCATTATAAGATTCGTATTCGATATCTCCATCTACTGGGTAGTAGTTTTCTGATAACTTGGAAGTTTTCTTCCTAGTTGAACCTATAGTGTTGATACCTGCTGACTTTAGGAGCTTCTTTCTAAGTTCTCCATCCTCCTCCATGAGCTTATGGAAGTTCTCTTCTCCTCTACATAGTGTTTCACCCTTGTACTTGTAAACCCCTCCCGAAGATTTTTCTATAACATCACAGTCAAGAAGAGCATCTTCTAGTCCGTAATATCTATCGAAACCCACTTCATGGTATTTAGGGTTAAAGTATACAGGAGTTTTAGAGATAGTTGGTTTAGGTGGAGCTACCTTATTCTTGAGAATTCGGATGGTTACTAGTTTTCCAGCCTTACGTTCTTTACCCTTAGACTTTACTGTTATGGATTTTCCAGCATAGAAAGCCATCCTAATTGAAGCATAGAACTTAAGTGCAGCTCCACCAGTAGTAGTGGTGTTATCCTTACCAAAACCAACATTAAGAGCTGTCCTTAACTGATTGATATAGACTTGGGTTACTCCCAACTTAGCAAACAGTTCAGATCTGATACGGAAGTACTTGTACAAAGCTTTAGCCCTTCCTCCCATCTCAGCTTTACCATCAGCCATTTTAGAATCTATGTTATCTGCACAGTCCATAGCTGCAATAGAATCCACTACCAGAAGTATAGGTTCATTGTTTACCAACTGAGATCTCCAGTAAATAGCCAAATCAGCTACTACATCTGATACATACTCAATACGGGTATCCTGTATAACGGTTACCCCCTCAGGATCTACCCCGTTAGCTTCAGCCCAAGAGTTCATCCAAGATTGTTCAGCATCTACCCAGATAACATGACCTCCTAGTTGCTGACATGAATATGCAAAGTTATAAGCTATGAGGGATTTACCTGAAGATTCTTCTCCTGCTATCTCAGCTACCTTTCCATAAGGTATACCACCTCCAAGAGCATAGTTGAGAGCAAAGAATGTAGAAGGTAGCCAAAGCTTAGCATCCTTAGTATCTGATGCTCTTACTATCATACCTCCGTACTTCTTAGTTATTTCATTTAGAGTGGGGACTTTAACCCCTACTTTCTTCTTCGTTGCCATTTTCCAAAGCTTTTTGAGTTTCTTCTTCCTTAGCCTTCTGTAGATCGGTAAGATACAAGTTATACATACCCTGTACAACATAGTTAGTGACTACATTCCTTACTGAAGTAGGGAGAGAGGATTTCTTTTCCAGAATAAGATTGAACTCAGATATGAGGTTAGCAGGATTGAACATCTCTTTATCTATGAGAAAATCCTCTGGTGTTCTCTTGGGTTTACATCCATCGGGTATAACCAGTTTATGAACCCTTTCCCAGTATTTTTGAATAGCTAGTTTAACGTGAGCTTTCAATTCAGGCCTAGATATGTAATCTGATACATTAACCGCCGAGTTTACCATATTTGTTTCTTCCATGATGTTGAGTGGTTTTAGAAAATAAAAGCCCAGGACTTCTCAGCCGTGAGCTTCAAGGGTTTATAATGTCAAAAAAGCAGAAATACTAGATGTCGCCTCTTTTCTTTTTCTTCTTATCCTTCTTGTCTTTGTCTTTCTTAGACTTCTTCTTAGGAGTTTCCTCCTCGTCTTCCTCTTCATCATCCTCATCAAGAGAACCATTGAGGAACTCATCCAAGATCTCCTCCAACTCATCATAAGGTTTTACCTGAGCCCTGATTACTTCCTCAAGGTCCATCTCCTTGATGTACTTTTCAGAGAGATTGCTTTTACCTCTTGGACAAGCTGTTACTGAATAGGTGGTATCGTTCTTACCCTTACCAGAGCGGGTAATCTTGATATCGTATCCATCATCTGGATCGGTCATATCACCCCAGTCATCTTCATCCAGGTAGAGATCGATAATGTCCTGATATACGGAGCTTGGGATAAGCATAGGTTTACATACCCTTTCGGTATCAACCTCTTTACCCTTTTCATCCTGGAAACAGGTAACTCCGATGATATACCTCCTACGAGGTGAGAGTTCCTTAGCCAGCTTCTGATCATCTTCATCCTTTGAACTCTTGAGTTCTTGATACTTCTCCATGAATGGGCAAAGTTCTCCAAAAGTTGCTGGTGAAATGATTCCACCCTTTTTAGGGTGATAGAACTGAATCATCTCTAGACCGATTTCCTTATCGGGACCCTGAGACATTACCCTTACTCGGATAGTACCCTCTTTAGGGAAGATGATACCTCCACCGTTGTTCTTTTCAGAAAGCTTTTTCTTTCTTTCAAGCATCCTCTCTCGTGTGGTCATTGAGGATTCGGATTTGATTTTCTTTTTCTTGTCTTTCATAACGTATTACGCATTAGAGTTTGTTCTCTTCAATATAGATTATTTCACTTAAAGATAGTACAAAGAATTTCAGATCTGTAGTGTCTATTTCCTCTGGAAGAGAAACTTCTATTTCTTTGCCAGCATATAGACCATAGGTAAGTATATCACCCACAGATATTGATTTGTAGGTCCTATACTCCTCCGTAATTATTCCAGTTTGAATCATTACGCCCTTTCGAGGGATATCCTCTTTGTTTTGATTAGGGATATATAGACCCCCTACTTTTACTTCAGGATCAGCAGATACTGCTATTATGACCCTGTTTTCTGTTGGATAACCGTTAAGGTTCCTTGAAATCTCTTTGGCCCTCTCTGAACTAATGAGAGGTAGTTGTACTTTTTTAATCATAGCTGTTTATCTATTGTTGTTTCCTTAAGTTTGCTGCTACTGTCTGTATAATACGTTCTCTTGACTCGTATGCTCTACAAATACTGGTAAGTCGTGTTGCTTTGTCCTGTGCTTTCAAGTACTTCCGTTCTAGAGATTGATACTTAGCACTAGTAAGTGCTTTATGTGAAGCTGCATCATTGTTTAGCTTAGAGTCTGATTCTTTGAAGAATAACCAAGCTTTGCTAAAAGCAGCATCTTTCTCTTTCTCTAATTTGTTAGCCTTCTGAATAGCTTTATCCCTGAGCAAACAGAGAAAAGCATAATTAGAAGGTAAATTACGGAGTTGAGTGTTAATAGTACTTTCATCAATCGCTAGTTCTTTACTTAGATTGATAGTGACTTTCCTACCCTTGTACTTAATAACAAGGATATCGTCCTTGATTTGGTTTATGCTTTCCATTTTTTACCCTCCTCAAATAATCTAGGGAACATCTTTGGATACTCTTTAATCTCCATACCTTGATACTTCTTATGTTCAGCCATATACTCATCTACCGAAAAGTCAGGTTTTAACATCTTGCTATAATCATACCCGGGTATAAAAGGAAGTTCTTCAGCCATAGACCTACCAACATTGAAGTCCATTGACATGTCCACATCGTCTATACTAAACCCAAAGTATTTCTGTGTTTTAGGGTTTCTAAATGTTTCCCACATTTGCCAGATAGTGTATACATTGATATATTTAGGATCAACATTATAGTAAACTGCGTCATGTACTGTCGCAACTTCTGTCATAGGAGGGAATTTACCCTGTTTCATATCCCAGTAGTTAAGTATAGAACCAAACAGAGTCATATGAGAAGCAGCTGATTGACAAGGGAAGTTTAGACCAAGTCTAATAGCATAAGCTACATCATTGTTATCTTTAGAGTATATCTGAGGTAGACGTCTCTTGGTTCCAAATAAGCAAGGTATATACCCATGTTTCTGTAAGAATTTCTCTTGTTTAGCCTTGAACTTCTTGATCTTAGGATGTTGCTTAAAGAAGTCATCCATCATTTCCTGGGCTTCTTCTGAAGATACTATAAGTCCTGCTTTGGGATCAGATAGTTTTACAGCTAGTAGTTTACTACCAATTCCATAGATAAGACCGAAAGCAATCTGCTTAGCTTGTTTTCTTCGAGTTTTCCAAGCTTTATGGTCAGCATGATCCTCATTATCTAGTGATATTTTGGCTTCTTGATAAGATACTCCGTATTTCTGAGCTGCAATAGCTAAGTGAGGATCCTGTCCTTCAGCAAAAGCCTTTAGATAAGTTTCATCCTTGGATAGATGAGCCATCATTCTAAGCTCAGCCTGTGAGAAGTCCATTACAAAGTATAGTTGACCTTCTGGAGCTATAAGCTGCTTCTTTATATTAGGGTCAACAGAGGTTTTAGGTATCTGCTGAAGATTAGGTTCAGCTGAACTAAGTCTACCAGAAGTAGTACCATGAATAAGGAATCTACCGTGTAATCTGGAATCATCCTGTACTTTCTCACTCCAACCCTCTATATAAGTCTTATACATTTTCTCTAACCCACGTAATTCCAAGAGTTTATCCAAGAAGATAGCTTTTGGTGAGTCTGGTTTCTTTACCTTTAGTCTTAGTTCTACCAAAGTTTCTTCATCTGTACTTGGTTTTCCTTTATCGCTAGTTTTTAGAGGATTAAATCCAAAACCACCTTCTCCAAACATAAGTGCAGGTAAGTCTGTTGGTGACCCAAGGTTAAGAGGTCTTATCAACTCTTGCTCCTTTTTGGTAGAGAATATGCCAGCCCTAATGTTAGCTATCTTGGTTTGACGAGTAGCAATCTTCCTTTGATCTATATCTGGATCAAGTTCGTCTATCTCAGCCTGTAAACCATCAAGATATTTCTCTACCTTTTGTTCATTGTATTGCTTTTGGAATTTTTTAACCCTTGGAAGATTCATTATTGTCTCCCTAGCGCTGTCTATTTTGGGTTTATAGGACTCTAGAAGTTCTTTGTTAAATTCTCTATCCATATAAAGTCCATTTGCTTCTACCTCGGTTAAAACACGAGATGCAGGCATATAGAGATTTCTATATACCTGATACAACTTAAGGTTTATAAGTTTAGCTTCAAAGAACATCATCAGTCTGAAGGTGAGATCAACGTCTAGACAACCATATTTTGATAGAGGTACTAAAGGTTTCTTATCCCAATCAAGTTTGTCAAGGTCCCCCTCTTTTTGATAATCCGCAAAGTCTGGTAAATATCTCATTACCATCTCTTTAAGACCGTTAGGTTTTTCTTCATCCAGTACGTATTTAGCTAACATACCATCTAAAAGAGTACCTTGAGGATCGAATCCATATTTTAACCAAATCTGATTATCAAACTTAAGATTCCAACCCATTTTAACTATAGACTTGTCTCTAATAACCTCTTTACCAATGATTTTAAGGGCTTTTTTCCAGTTATATCCGGAATTGGTATAGTCCTTAGTTTCAAAGTGATCTAAAGGTATAGCTACAGCTGAACCCGGTTGAAAACATATTGATAACAAAGTTGGTTTGAAGTCTTCTACATAAATCGGCTTTGCATTAGTCTCAAAGTCATAACAACAATAACCTGTAGTTCTACAGGCCTTTATAACTTCTTTGACTTCATCAATGTTTTTTACGATATAGTAATTGCTCTTCATAACTAAAACAACGGGAGGATTTGGTTGTCCTCCCGTATCTAAATAGTATTCCTTATTTCAATTCTGTAAGGGAAGTCTTCAGTCTATCCCAGTCTCTCTTATACGTGTGTAGAGAGTCAATGGTATGATAAAGATATCCGGGTTTTACTCCAACCTGCTCGGCTATGTACTCCATCAGTTTCCAAGCTAGAAATACATCGTTACCAAAATGCATGATGAAGTCTGAAGATCTCTGATGATAACAGATATTCAGTTGTTTCTCCCCTCTTGGGTTAGTACGGATAAGAAAGTCATAGTACATTGAACAAGGTATTCTACATACGCCATCCAAGAAGTTAGTATCCTTATCAGAATAGATAGGAAGAATAGCTTTACGTGTATCAGGGTCACGTTTAAGAAGAGCTATGACTACTTCAAGAGAAGTCATATAACCATTACCGAAAGTAGTAACAAAGAACTCGTTCATACGTTCTCCGTAAGAGTAATCAAATTTCTTACCCAGAACCGGATTATCTACTAAGAACTCTTCCCATACCTCTTTACGAAGTTCCCAAGCTCTACCTGGGTTAACCCTAGTTCTATCCAACCTTTCCTTGAATTCAGCCTCAGCCCAATCTCGGCTATGAGTATGAATGAAAAGATTTTCTGCATCTGGGAGACTAGTAAGACAATACTGTTCACAGATCAGTTCTTTAGTAACAAAGTCCTCATTGTTTGAGATATCTTTGTTCTGATAAGTCTTGGGTTTATTCTCTAAACCCATCTCCCATAAGTTTCTGCCCATCTCGGACATCAACTCGTAAGCATCGCAATAAATTCTCATTTGTTTTCTTTTAAGTATTTCTTAATAGTTCTTCTTAGTTTCCTTAGCTCTTTCCTGGTGAAGTCTATACAGGTCCAGTGATGACCATTATTGGAGAAAGATAATTCAACTACACCCTTTTTACCCTCTTCTTCGTAAAAGTTTTTATCTCGAGCGGGTTCAATCTTAATGTAATTACCTAGTGTCATAACTTACAGTCTTTAGCTAATGTCTTAGGGTATTTACAAAGATCTGGTCTAAGTACTTTAGCAGCCCTCCTATGAACTTTATACTTAATTTCAGCAGGGTCTTTCTTAAGCAATTTTTTAAGCGTTTCTAGAAGTTCTTTAGATCTTTCACTTGTAGATTCCCTAAGAAGTGATTTAATACTCTTGTGGGCATGATACATGAGTAATACGGTATCATCATTAAACATTTGATTGAAATGTATAATGAGTTGGAAAGGAGTATCCCCATATACATATTCCCCTATTCTTTGAAATAATAGTAAATCACAGACTAGTCGTTTAGTAACCTCAGAAGCTCTCAAAAAGATATTGATTGTGGGTTTACTTTCATTAGCCCTTCTTGAGAATACCATAGACAATAGGCAGTTCTTACCATGACCATGTTTATTGGTAAACTGCAGAGCTAAGTTATATATCCTAGATCTAGACTTAGTTTCTTCGGCTTTAACCTCTTCTTTAATAGAATCTAGCTCAGCTCTATCGATGTAGTTAGATACCAGAGACTTCCACTTAGACATGGTATAATTAAAGTGTCTACCGAAGTCAAACTCAGGATCAAGTTTAGGATCTCTAATACCTATAGTATAATCGTATACATACAAAGCATGTGCATGTACAGTGGCTCCTAATTCATAATCATGCCTGAGAAACATCTCATTGATAGTCTCCCAGGCAGTGATTGAATCTTTGAACCAAATTATGTTATTGATTCTTGTCATTTGCGTACTGTTCCAGTTGAAAGAGGAGCTTTGATAACTCCTTGTGGATTATAACCTATCAAACTAAAGGCTGAATGAGTAAGGTCATTAAGTAAAGCTGGTATATCTTCTACCATGTTATTGATCTTAGTCATATCCAGACTTAATTTAGGAAGTTCTCCTGGTATCCTTTTTAGCTGTTCTTCTACAGCACCCATTTGGTTGTCATAGATATGAACAGAGTTTCCTACCCAAATAAGATCCCCTGGTTCATACCCGGTAAGAGCAGCAAGGAGGTGTAGTAGAATTCCATAAGAAGCCCAGTTATAAGGTACTCCCAAAAATAAGTCGCAAGATCTTTGGAGAAACATAAGGTCTAGATAAGTCTCATTCCTTACATTTACCTGGAATAGCATGTGACAAGCTGGGAGAGCTGCAGTAGTTTTATACCCAATCTGATTAGGATTCCAACCGGTTACTATATGATACCGTGAAGATGGGTTCTTTCTTATACCCTCAATAAGAGATACTATCTGGTCGAAACCATTGTAGTTAAAGTTTCTCCAGTTAGCCCCATAGAGCATTCCACAGTCTCCATATCTACTCATGTTAAAAATCCCCTCAAAATTGGCCTTGTCTACAAAATCAAGCTCATCTATGTCTTGACCTAACTTAGAAAGCCATTCCTCTTTACCTAAAGACCCACCAAGTTCTACATAGTATCTATAAGCATCGTCATTCCAGATCTTACAACCATGGTCAACCAGGTACCTAATATTGGTATCTCCTTTAAGGAACCATAGTAGTTCTGTTAGAATGTTCATGAATGATACCTTCTTGGTGGTAAGAAGAGGAAGAGTACCATCTGAACAATCTATGGTTACTGTCTTACAGAAAAGTTCTTTGGTGTAAGGCATACCAGGGCGGGCTGGTTTTTTCCAATCGCCCTGGTCCATTACTTCAGCTAGTATGTGTAGATATTCTTTCATTACTCTTCTCCTCCTTCATCTTCAAAGTCCTCAAAATCCTGCCCAGCCTCGGTGATAGAACCATCAGATTCTTTGAACTTAATAAGTTTTCTACCCTTAACCTCTTCAGCAAAGGCATCCAAGTTATACTTCTTAATAAACTTGGTATAAGCTGCCTTGATCTGGTTTCTTACCAAGATAGAAGGACATCCTCCCTTTGGCATTGGAATACCGTCCCAGTCACCGATGATGCAGTCTTTTGCTTTAAGTGACTTAGGTTCGATATTGAAAGCTTCTGGATTGAATATCTTGTATACCCTAGTATAAGCTTGATATCCAGGATCAGTACCGGCTTCTGCAGCTTTCTTAACCTTCTTAAGAGTCTTCTTGAGTTTCTTCCTCCTATCTTCATTCTCGATATCAGCAATGAGAGGTTCAATCTCTTCATAACCGTTATAGAGCATGATTGAGATATCATCTGCAAAAGCTGACCTAAGGAATAGTTCGATTGAGAATTCCTCATGACCATATACGTAAGCTCCGAGTCGTATAGCCAAGAGAAGATCCCAAGGCAAACGGGTTACGATATCGGAAGCTCTCATGATAATGGTCAACCTCGGATTTTCAACCCCTATCATTCTTGAGAATACTCCCGATACCAAGCAACCCTTACCATTGCCATGAGAATCAGCAAAGTTAAACCCTATGTGATAATTCCTATTCTGAGCTTTGTTCTTTTCAAGTTCCCGGATCTGAGTCTTAAGGATATCCATAGCATCAAGATCAAGGTAGTTATTGAGAAGTGAGCTCCATTTACTCTGAGTATAACCCATGATAAGTCCAAAGTCAAACTCTGGATCAAATTGGGCTTTCTCTATCAGGATACCTACTCCGTAAGAGTATACTGACCCTGTTATAACAGCTCCCTGTCCCTCAACAAAGAGTTCCTCATCTTGACGAAGAAACTTCTTAATGAGTTCAGACCAAGCTGTTGTAGCATCTTCAAATGTATAATGTACCATAGTTGAGTTGGTTTTAAGTATTATTCAGTTTTACCTATAAGGGTTTTGAATGCCTTACGTACCTGTGGAAAGAAGCAAGCAGATAGAATCAGATTGAGGAATCCGAAGAGTCCAAACCCAGATTCTATCTCCCCCAGTTCCTGAAGTACGGTGCTAGCCCAGAAGATGTAAGCAGTAGTTCCCACCAGGTTCATAAACCAAGCAATGAGAAAGAAGAAGCAGCCAAATTTTATGGCCCATTCTTTGATTGTTTCTTTGATGTTCATAATGTGTATAGATTAGTAGTTTGATTTCTGTCTGAACCTGTTAACCATGTTCTTCTTGAAGTAGATGTGATATAGGTTCTCCGGGGTTATACCTATGTTAACAAAGAATCCCATCATCTTGATGAAAGCCAGTACTATCTGTTCCTGGTATCTGGTTTCATCAGACATCATCTGAGATTGCTTCCAAGGCTTGTTCTTGAGGAAGTTCCTTGCTATGTTAAGATGGTAAGTAACATCCCATAGATCTTTCTTCCTCTGGATGAAGTCCAGTTCGTTTACGTGATGACCTGCCTGGTAAAGTTCCCAATCCCTTTCATCATCTCCCTCTGGATAGAGTTCATTGTTTACTCCTTTCATTTTAGCAATCAAGTCTACGTAACCTCCCGTAGTAGCTCCATTATCATCGTTAGATATAGCAAGCATAAATATACCTGCATTCATAGCCCTACGTATGATGTTACCAGATTTGAAGGCTGGCATAACCTTATCGATGTAAGCATTGATATCCTCCGGTTGAATGTTAGAGTAGATAAGTAACTCAGTCATGAAGTGCATAGCATCTGCCATCTCTTCTGATACATTCTGAAGGTGATTAACTGCTCTCTGTATTTCGGATACAGTTACATCACCGAAGAAGAACTTGTTTGCTTTGGTTATATTTACTACTTCAATCATAGATTCATAACCCTCTGCAAGTTCTTCTATAACTCTTCCCACAAAGTCTTTGATAAGTACTTGAGATTTCTTTGAGTTGATGTTTACCGGATAAGGTGGAAGACCCTCAATCTTTACATATTCATCCAGAAGTTCTTTCTGAAGTTCATATATCTTTTCCAGATACTTCTCGTCATAGACTTTCTCTGGCATTTCTTTTATATCCCTCGAGTCCATAGTTGATTACTTTGAAGTTGAACCAAATCCCTTATCCCCTCTTTCTGTTTCCCCATGAGCTATATCGAAGTCGATGTTATCAACCTCGGTTACTTCTGAAAGGAATACTTCGTGATGGATGAACTGAAGTACCTTGTCTCCCTCCTTGAATTCGGCTGTTTCGAATTTATCTGAGTTATAAAGACCAAGGTGAACTTCACCGGTATAATCTGAGTCTATAGTGGTAGCAGTTACCAAGAGACCCTTCTTAGTTGAAAGTCCAGACTTGTTTTCAGCAATGAGTGCAGTTCCTCTTTGGAAACAAGTCTTGATTCCTGATGGAATAAGTACTCTGGTATGAGGAGGAATGAGCAGAGCTGTACCTTCATCATTGAAATTCATTGTGTGAGAGCAAGTAGGATTCTTTGCTAAGAAGTCCCTGATGAATGAATCATCAATCTTTGGCATGTAGAAGTCCAAGCCTGCTGCTTCTGAGGTTCCCCTGTCTGGGGTTTTAACCTCTCTGATCTTGTTAATGAGAATCTTTGACATAACTTATTCTGTTTTCTTTGGTTTGTATTTCTTGTACATTGCTTTAGCTTCTTCTTTCGTAAGCTGATACTTAGCTTGGATCTTCTCAAGGATAGTCTTCTTATCCTCTCCTTTCCTTTTGAGAGCTCTGATAGTTTTCTTGAGAGCCTTGGTATCTACCAAAGTTTCGAGATCTTTGAACTGAGATTCAGATTCAATCTCTTTCCTTGTAGTTCCCATCTTTGCAGCGAATTTGATGCAACAGAGTTCAGAATCTCCGCACATCTTACATTCATCTGTTGTTAGATCATAAGCTTCTCCGAAGCAAGGATCTCCATTGCTACCAATTGAAGAAATATCCATCGGTTTCAGAATGGACTTTCCTTCTGGAATAGCTGGTAGTTGTTGTTTCTTTTTCTTTGCCATAAATTCCGAGGTTTTAATTGTTCAACATGTTAATAGTCAGTGATTTATTTCCTAGTGGAATAACATCCACTCTCTCATTCTCAAGCTTCTTCATAGCTAACTTCTCTTTACGTATATACGTATATACATGTGCGTCGTATAAATCAAATAGCTTATAGCTTGCTATAAGACAACAAAGAATCTTAAGTATTTGATAAGCTAGCTTATCAAATGCTATAATTACTAACGTAATTATAGCTTTAGTTAGATAGATTGTTATATAGTTATTCTTTATAGCTAAAGCTATAAGCTTATTATACGTGCGCATGCGTATGGTACTTTTCCTCATGAACTTCTATTGCCCATGATAGCTTGGCATTCAGCTCTTTGATATATCTCTTAAAGTTTCGGATAGAATTCTCTATCTCATGTATATTGTATACCTCCTTGTGGGCTTTAGATAACCAACTATTTGTAGTTTGATGATTGTAATAATACCTTGCCCTCATTTGGTGGTATTTCAATTCTTTGGTGCAAGCTCTTATCTGAAATAAAATGCGCCCAATAGTAGTTCTAGAACTACAATGCTTAAAT